AAGCATCACCTGCATTTGTGCTGGCAACCAAGCTTAGTGAAGGCATCAAGGGAGCTGCTCAAGTTGCCCGTGCACACAAGATGGCCAGAGCGTTTGCAATCGCTCCCACAGCGTCTTGTAGCTACCGCTCAAAGGACGTTGATGGTTACACATCAACACCTGAGATTGCACCACCGATTGCACGTACTGTTGATCGTGACAGTGGTACTTTTGGAGTACAGACATATGACTATGGTGAAGTAGAAATTGCATCCGAAGTTGGATGGGATAACTTCATCAAAGTTGCAAATAATATTATGATTTTATTGGATAGGACTGGACTTCTGCACGGTTACTCTTTGAATTGGTGGTCGGATTTGATCACCATGGATGAGAGTTTCATTGAAGAGTGGCTTGAATCGCCCCAGACTTCCCTCTACTACAGCCTTCAAGTGATGGGTGACGTACAGGATAAGTCAAGCGCGTATGCCGCTTTAGATGAAACTGAGGTTAACGATTACTTGGAGCAATTACTAAATGAACCACAATGTGATTGTCAAGAATGAACCCCTATCAAAAACTACTAAACAGAAAAAGAAAATGGACACCAGTTCAAGTGAGTGCTGGTACATGTATGGAGGGTGCAGAGGAAACCATCCTGCGTGCTCTTGCATTGCGACATATGGAACTGCCTGTGGGAGATTTTATAACTGATGCGCTCTCTAATGAAGTTCCAGACGTGGCACGGGAACTACTCGAATCCAACGTACGGGACGAAGAAAACCACGACGTGGCTCTTGGCTACATCGCCAATGCTTACGGGGTTGATGAGAAAGCTGAGTCCGAAGCGTTACGGTTACGAGATGCTTGGGTCGCGCATCCTGATCACACGATCACGAAAGCGATGGTTGCCGAGCGTTCAATTTTCTTCGTTCTTCTACCATTCTTTCGCGCTAATGGTACAGCTGCAATGCGAACTGTAAGTGCAGATATTAGCCGAGATGAGCAAATCCATGTCGCCGCTAATTCACTTGTATGTAGAGAGCTAGGATTGGATATTTCACCTAGTCTTGATAAGCTGCGACTCGCTACAATTAATTGGGTGATGCAACCATTAGGTGTTAATACTACCTATAAGAATTTGGATAAAAAATTTTGGCTGAAATCTAGCGATAACTTAATGTATCAGGGTAAAGCTCCTGAACTTTCCTTCACTAAATCAGCTAGAATGCCTGCCTTCTTTGAGCACAGCAATGTTAACCTCCCCCAATATGCCTGACCTTAATCTTCTAGATGTTAGAGGTATGACAGTAAATGCCATGCTTGTTAAGTTAGAAGAATCTTTTCCGCCCACTAACCCTACACCAGAAGATTCAATGGAAAAAATTATGTACAGATCTGGTCAGCGTAGTGTCGTTGAGTGGGTCATCGAGTATATGGAGGAGAACTAATGTCAAAATACTCATCAGAACTAAAGATTTACAAAGATGATGCTGAGTATCAGAGAGAAAAAAACAAATGGAATAATAGCCGACTTAGAAGCAGAAACCCAGCGGGAGCTAGGGAGTTTCAACTAAAAGAGGCTCTTTACCTAACGAATAAAGCAAGGGAGGAAGAGGCTGCAGCAAATGTTGAAACCACTAAATCAGAGGTGGATACGGTAGCTGAGACTAAGACACCATTCACACCAACTCCATTCACACCAACTCCGTTGGACACTGGTGGTAGTGAATTTATTAATGTCTATGGTGGTAATCAAAATACCCCTGCAACTGGCTTAGCAGCTGTAAAAAGGGCTGAAGCTGCAGGTCTAACCATCCGTGACATTCAACAGATGGGAGCTGATCAAGGTTTCTCCTTTGGTCCTCGTGCTCAAGATTATTTTGAGCAGAAGAAAGGGCCAGATATTGAAAATATGTTTGCTTCTCAAATTGAAGCAATGCAGAAAATGTTTTCACAAAGTATACAAAACCAAGCGCAGCAATTTCAGCAGATGCAGCAATCTCAGGACAAGCGTATGGAAGCGTTGCAACAACAGATGCAGCAGGCATCGGTTGCACAGCAACAACGCCCTGAAGTTGCTGGTGTTAAGATGGCTGAAAGTTCTGCAGGTACCCCCATGCAAATTGCTCGACGTGGTGTATCTGGCGCCTTTGGTCGGCGTGGTATGCGTATCTCTTCGCTCAATGTTGGAAATTAAATTATGTCTAATTTTATTAACACATACGGCGGCGATTTAAATGCAATGGCTAGCGGGGTTGAAGCTGTTAAAAGGGCTCAACTTGCTGGAATGAGTATTGGGCAGATTCAAAATATGGCTCGATCGGAAGGTGTTTCCTTTGGTGCTCGTGCTCAAGATTATTTTGGATATCAAAATCGCATTGCAGATTTACAGAAAACTTTTGAACAGCAGATGCAGCAAATGCAGCAGCAAAACCAGCAGCAAGTTCAGCAACAATCTCAACAGTTTGCTACGGCACAACGTAGACTGCAACAGCAATCTTTAGAATCTCAGACACGACAAGCTGCTCCACAACGCTCTGCTCAGGTGTTAGGTCCTGGTAATTCACTGATTATTAGACCTGGTACTGCAAATAAGTTTAGCCGCCCTAAGCTACAAATTAAATCAATGAACATTTAAAACAATGTCAGCTAAAACTCGCTATGACGTTTTATCCAGTGACCGTTCCCAGTTCTTAAACGAAGCTGAACAGGCATCTAAACTGACACTCCCTTATTTGATTCGTGGTCATGAGGAACATACTTCCGGCATGAAGAACCTACTTACCCCCTACCAAAGCGTTGGTGCGAAAGGTGTAGTTACTCTAGCATCTAAGTTGATGTTAGCTCTACTGCCCGTTCAAACCAGCTTCTTTAAACTACAGCTTGACGAAAGTCAGTTGGGGCAAGAGATGGGTCCAGAGATTAAATCAGAACTTGATTTGTCTTTTGCAAAAGTAGAACGAATCATCCTTGAATCTATTGCGTCTACTGATGATCGTGTAGCTGTGCATCAAGCATTGCTGCATCTTGTCGTCGGTGGTAATGCTTTGGTGTTCATGGGTCGTAAGGGTATTAAGGTTTACCCTTTGAATCGCTTTGTTGTCGATCGTGATGGCAACGGCAACGTGATTGAAATCGTCACTAAAGAACGTATTAACAAAAAATTAATTGAAGATAAACTTCCTGCAGATTATCTACAAAACCAAACTGTCAGTGATACCTACGGGGATCACAGTGATGAATGTGATGTATATACACATGTAAGACGAGAGAATAATCGTTTTGTATGGCATCAAGAAGCATTTGATTATAAGCTAAAAGGTACAGAAGGTAAAGCACCAGAGGCTACTAACCCTTGGATCCCACTCAGGTTTAACACTGTTGACGGTGAGAACTATGGACGTGGTAGGGTAGGTCAGTTCATCGGTGACCTAAAGTCACTTGAAGCACTGACACAAGCCCTGGTTGAAGGGAGCGCAGCAGCTGCTAAGGTAGTATTTGTGGTAAACCCCAGTTCTACCACTAAGCCTGCTACCCTTGCTAACGCTGGTAACGGTGCTATAATTCAAGGGCGACCTGATGACGTGGCTGTTATTCAGGTTGGTAAGACTGCTGACTTCGGCACTGCTTATCAAATGACTGCTGTTCTGGAACGTCGTCTCAGTGAAGCATTCCTTATCCTCAATGTGAGGCAGAGCGAACGCACAACTGCAGAAGAGGTTCGTATGACACAGATGGAGCTAGAGCAGCAGCTGGGTGGTTTGTTCTCCCTGTTAACTGTTGAGTTCCTTGTTCCTTACCTTAATCGTAAGCTGGACATGGCTCAGAAATCTGGTGACATTCCACGTCTTCCTAAGAACATTGTCAAACCAACCATTGTTGCAGGTATTAATGCACTTGGTCGTGGTCAAGATCGTGATAGCTTGACACAGTTCCTTACTGTTCTGGCTCAGACTCTTGGTCCTGACACTATTGCTCAGTTCATCAACACAGATGAGGTGATTAAACGTTTTGCTGCTTCTCAAGGTATTGATGTACTTAACCTTGTGAAGAGTATGCAAGAATTGCAAGGTGAGCGACAGCAAGCAATGGAGCAGCAACAAGCAATGATGGCACAACAACAAGCACCTCAAATGGCAGCTGTCGATCAAAAGGCAGCACAAGCTGAGATGCAAGCAATGCAACAAGCACAACAACAAGCACAACCACCTAGTTAAATATGCCTGAAGTAATGTCAATGATTCCAGATGAATTACCAACTGGAGAGCTTAATGCTGATGAGCAAGACTCTCTCCAAGTAGGTGAGCAAATGGAAGAACAGCAGGAACAGCGTCTTGCTGGTAAATATAAAAACGCTGAAGAGCTTGAAGCTGCTTACCTTGAACTTCAAAAGAAACTTGGTGATCAACCTGAAGAGCAATCATCAGAAGAGCCTGAAGAGGAGTCTTCTACTGAATCACTGTTGGATCAACTTTGGGAGCAGTCTAAATCAGAAAAATATGATGATGAGACTCTGCAACAAATTGCAGATGCAGATCCTAATAAACTAGCTCAGATGTATTTGGAGTACCGTAACAAAGCGGAGTCCAATACCCAATCCCAAATGACCCAAGAGTACGCTAACGGTCTTAAGAATGCTGTTGGTGGTGAGAATCAATATAATGAGATGCTTGGTTGGGCAGGTCAAAACTTGACTGAACAAGAGATCGCAGCATATGATTCCATTATGGATAAAGGTGACCCTGCCGCCGCTTATTGGGCAGTACAAGCTTTGTCTTATCGTTACCGTGATGCTAATGGTGTAGAAGGTGAACTTGTTCAAGGTAAGTCACCTGGTGCAGGAGGTACTTTCCGCAGTCAGGCAGAGGTTGTACAAGCCATGTCTGACCCACGCTACGACAACGACCCGGCTTATCGTCAGGACGTGATGCGTAAGCTCGAACGCTCTAATGTATCATTCTAATGACAACTATTAATGAAGACGGCGGTCGTACAAACATCTACGCAATTGAACCTCCTATCAAACTTATTGACGTGCGCGAAACACACAACGAAAACGCTGAGAAGCTGAACGGTCGTCTGGCTATGCTTGGCGTCATGGCAGCTCTTGGTGCCTATGCAATCACTGGTCAAATTATCCCCGGAGTCTGGTAATGCCACAAGGAAAAGGAACGTACGGTACAAAGAAAGGCCGTCCACCCAAGAAAGGGGCTAAAAAATAATGGCTAAGAGTAAGCCATCAGTCAGCCTAAAAATTGGTGAACACAAATCACGTACCGGTGGCTTGACTGCAGCTGGTCGTGCTAAATACAATAAAGCAACTGGGTCTAATCTCAAAGCCCCTCAACCTGGTGGTGGTAAACGAAAGAAATCCTTCTGCGCCCGTATGGGTGGAGTCAAAGGACCAATGAAAGATAGCAAGGGACGACCCACTCGTAAGGCTCTTGCACTACGTAAATGGAAATGCTAACTATGGCTAAAAAAGGTCTCTACGCTAACATCCACGCAAAGCGGATGCGTATCAAACAAGGTTCTGGAGAAAAAATGCGGAAACCTGGTAGCCCTGGAGCTCCCACTACTGCTAACTTCAAACGATCTGCTAAAACTGCTAAAAAGAAAAAGTAAACTACACACATGAAATCTATTATTATTACTGGTCTCTTGATCTCTGCTGCTAGTGCGGCACAAGCTGGACCCTACTTGAACGTCGAAGCCAACTCTGGTTGGTCTGGTATTGATTATAGCGGGACGACAATCGACAATCACGTTGGTTACGAAGGTGCTAATTGGTACATTCAAGGTGGTCCTTCGATCGTCTCCCCTGATGGTGGTAGTGGCAGCACTGTTGAACTGTCTGGTAAAGCAGGTGGTTCCACAAAACTGGCTGAAACAGATGTATCTCTCTATGGTGAAGTTTCAGTTATTACTGGTGAGGATGCCAACGGTTATGGCACAAAGGTTGGGTTTAAATATAATTTTTAATAGCTAAATAGAATAAGGGGGGTGCAATTCCTCCCATAGCTCTAGCCAGCCAAGGCTTAAAACTGGTCTTACTTAATCTTACTTACCCAACCATGAACTATTATTTAAATGACCGCCGTACTTTCAAGACCACAAAAACTAAATAACTGGGAAGCCTTTTGTAATTGGGTTACCTCTACTAACAACCGTCTATATGTCGGTTGGTTTGGGATCCTGATGATTCCTACGCTGCTTGCAGCAACCATTTGTTTTATTATCGCCTTTGTTGGCGCACCACCTGTAGACATTGATGGCATTCGTGAACCAGTTGCAGGATCGCTCCTGTACGGAAATAACATTATATCGGGAGCAGTTGTCCCGTCTTCAAATGCAATCGGTTTGCATTTT